GCTCGGCTGAAACTGTCAGCGGAGCTAACTGCTGGCGCATCGGAACAAAGCTGGAAAGGATGTCGTTACCAATCGCGCTGTTGACGAATGAAGGCTTTAACTTCTCAATCGCTGTGTCAATCAACTGAACGTGCAGGTCGGCGGCTGTAGGCCAAGGCTTGACCTTGCGGCGTACACCAAAATAGCGGGCTTGGTAGAACAACCGCTGGCGGTTCTCCCAAGTCTCGCGCTGGTTAAGAGCCTCAATGATTCTCGTATAATATTCTGTTCTTGCTGTATCTTTAGCGTTCATTTGTTGCGCTCCACTTTAAGTTCGTATGAAAGATCGTTGACAGCATTCAAGGCTTTCCTCGCCCATTCGCGTGTGCCAGGTGTGCCTCTGCGAATCTCGTTATAGTTTTGGTCTTTCATCAACTCTTCAACTATTCCTGTTGTGTGTGTCACTGGTGTTGTTGTTGCGCAACCACCAAGACTCATTACGCAGATCACGCTCAATAGCTTCGCGATTCTTGCGCCAATCGGTTTCAAGGTTTTGTGTTCGCTTTTCTTTCCAACCTGGAATGATGCGAAACACGGCTGCGATGATCTCAAGGATTGCACGCAGCACAAAAGATTATTTAATATTCAGTCCGACTGTCTTGAGGAAGTTTACGATCTTTTCCAAGAACGTATCGTCCGCTGGGGTCGGTGTGAGTTTTACAATGATGCGAGCTGCGAGAACGATGCCACCAACAGCGGCTACGATCTCTTGCCAATTTGAAGTAATCCAATTCCAGATATTCATAGTGTTTATCCTCCTGGGTCAAATCCAGCCATGACAGGATCGTGGGATACCATCATTTCTTGAAGTGACTTCCAAGTTGGACGTTCTATCTGAAATGTCAAGTCAAGACCGACATTTGTGCTACTGAGGCACAAGGCCAGCGCGTCAGCCCTATCGGGTGAGGCTATGCCTCTGGCACGCATTGAGTCCTTAGACTCCACGCCAAGCTTGCCCTTGCTGTTGGTGATTGTACGCCTGCAGGTCAACTGCGCTGTCAAGTCCTCATCCTCTGGCAATATGATCTCGGCATCCTCAATCTTCTTTGCCATCCCATACCACATCTCAGCCGATCTATTGGTATAGGCGTTATTGTCGTATGCCGTAGCCCCAAAGTTCACGCGATTGACTACCCAGCCAGACTCAGCCAAGGCATCACACATAACCATGCCCATACCGCCCGAATCAGCGTAGATGTTGTTTGCCTCCAGCCCAGCCTTCTTAAACTCGACTATAAACCTGCCTACGGCTGCCATCGTGTCTTTCTCGCGCCAAGCGATCATAGGTAGAATCTTGTTGCCGTCACTTATGCAGATCACGTTCTGATCGCCACCTGCTGCGAAGTCCACGCCTGCTATGCGTACACTTGGCTTGAATCTGGGTGGCGTGTTGTAGCAGTTCTGTAGCTGGGTAAGGCTGATAACCAAGCTTTCCAGCCCTATGTCAACAAACTCGCCGTAGATCATAGATCGGGTCAGAGGGTGCTTCTCGCCGTAACGCTGGACTACCTCATCAATCTGAGTCTGCGTGATGTGCGGACAATCAAACGCTGTAACTGCGTGCTTCTGCCACATATTGGCTTCCTTGGTAAACGCTCGATAGAACGCACCGCTAGTCCCGCCTGGGCTGGATGCGATTAGCAAGCGGGTTGGTTGACATCGGCTGATAGCCTCAAACAACGGGTCGGCTACGGTCTTGGCTTCGTCCACTACCATCAGCAATGGATGGTATTCGTGGTCCTCTGCGTGCCAGCCTTCAGCACGCCCTGGGTCGGTCGCTGAGTAGCCTATAATGCGTGATGTGTTGCCGTTGGGGTGGAGGTAGCGGATCTCGCCAGATGTGACCTCCCAAGCACCACCAAGCTTGGCAATGTGATTGCGCAGGCTAGGCCAGAGTTGGCTTTCGACTTGGCGGAAAACGCCTGCCGTGGTTACAGCGATTGAGCGCGGGTAAACGAGCGCGTGCCATATCAAAATAGCCGAAATGACGGTGCTAGTCTTGCCAGAGCCGTTGGCTGCACGCAGGGCTACGCGACAGTCTCTAGGCTCTAAATCGCGTAATACCTTGCGTTGCCAGTCATAAAGATTGATGCCCAATACATTAGATGCGAATGCAGAGGGTTTAGATAGGTCTTCCAGTATCTCTTCTTGACTGCGCTTGGGAGGCTTTGGCATTGGTGATGTTTAAGACCTCTTTTTGTTTTGAGCCAGAATAATTTGGGGGGGTTTATGCGTATTAAATGGGGGCTGGGGGATCGGCGGGTGGCGTGGTGGTGGGCGGATACTTGGCTAGGGATTCGGCTCTTGGCTTTCTTCGTCTCATTTGCTTGTGACGAAGCTTAGGAGTTTTTGCTTGTGTATCTTGTTGTTGTTCAACAGAGTTGGTCTTGTTGATACAATACTTATTATTCGACAAATCATTTTCTGGTTTGGTAGCAACTGGTTGAATATCAATATAGTTATGACTGCTTTCGATTTGTCGCTTTTCTGGAGTCGATGTGATTTTCTTTCTGCCCGCGATGCCCGCGAGTAGCTGCGCCAAGTTCCCGCTGATGCCGTGGGTGACATCCTGGCTAACTTGCAGTCTGGCAGAGGGTTGTGCATATCCGTACACTCGCTCGCTCATCCAAGCCTTTGCCTGCCAGCTTTTCTGTCCCGCCAATTCTATGTCTCGCAGTAGGGAAAGCTCGTGCTTTTTTCTGGCGGACTCTACACGCCGAGCGAAATCTGGCTTACGGCTTGCCCAAGTTTTAATCGTGGAAGGATTGACCCCAACTAAAGCACCCGCCTTTTCTAAGGTAAATCCAGACCCGCACGCCGATATGATTTCCTCGGCCAATTCTTTAGTAAATATCTCACGCCCATTCTTAGCCTTTTCTGGCGCGGTGGAGTCCGCTGCTTCATCCATAAGTTTTACTTCTACCACACTTTGACTTAAATAAAAACTATTGACTGATCCAAGCGGATGGCATAAGTTGTCAATCGTCGAGGGAGAATCCTATCGGATTGCCCAAGGCATAAAAGAAAATAAGGAGACACAAAATAAAATGAGCGCACTATACGGAACAATCGAAGGAGCTAAAGGAATGGCGACACGCTGCGGGCATCGTGAGTTAGTGACTCACTCGGCCTGTTGGAATGGCGCAGTTAGAGTTGAGTTGCAACACGACAAGAAAACCAATTCAACATCGTATCGGGTTGAGTTAGTGCCTTGGCGTGGAGCTGGGGAAAATAAGTTACTTGCTGAGGGAGTAATGGAGACTCTGAAATGACTTGGGGAATCTACAACACCAGCGGAAAACTACTAAAGAAGTTCTCCTCTTGTGCGTCTGCTCATCGCTGGCTGCTCCGAAACGATTTGGAGTGGAGTGGATGCGAGATTAGGACGCTGAGAGGTGAATGGATAATGAACCCGATGAGAAAGGAGGAGAATCAGAAATGAACTCGACACCGCAAATCTATGCTTTGGGGTTGCTACACGGAGGACTTTTGCTCGGTTTCGTCTGGCTAGTCTGGCCTAAGAATCGGCGCAAATAGTCCCGCCTTGTCTTCTCCTTTAGCACGGGAGAAGCAAAGGATGGATTAAACCGCTAGGTTTACCCACTCCAAACGGCAGCGCAGTCATATTGATTGCGCGAATGAAAGAAAGAAAGAGGAATAGAAAATGATTAAGACAAGAACAGGAGCGCAAAGATACAACGCAAGGATGAGTAGGCTATTCGAGGAAGCGGTGCGATTAAAGAAGCATTATGAATCCATAACAGTAGTTATTGACGTTCGCGGCGGTGTTGCTGAAGTAGTTAGCAAGCCCCAAAATATAAACGTAGTAATAAGAGACTGGGACAACATCGGGGCGTAATGGACAAGAAAGACAAACACCATGACACACCCTAAGCAATTAGATGAAGCTGGAATTACTGAAAGTTATCTCCGAAAGATGGCCAAGAAGGAGGGCGTATCTTACAAAAGAGCGGTGCAGATAGCGATGGAGCAATGGGGAGAGTATTCCCTGAAGCTGATTAACAAGATGATGGCGGAGGAAATTAAGACAAGATAACAACCCTGCCAAGGGTTCAAACCCCAACGGCTTTCGCGCTTGCTAATAAACGGCAGCGCAGTCATAAGGAGAATATGAAAACTAAAAAAAGAATTAGCAAAAGAATAAAAAGGATAGGATGCTTTGAATATGGTTATATCAGAAAGCCATCCGAAATGTTGGGAACGATGTACCCACACCGCCCGCATTGGTGGATTCAGCATCTTGGTAATGGATTGGATGCAATATATAAAACCAAGCGGGAATGTTTTGAGTGGATGAAATTATGGGATTTGAGATGAACGAAGACGAAATTATAAAAGCCTACCTTTCGCGCCTAGGCAAGAAGGGCGGGAGCGTCAAGGGATCGTGCAAGGCTCGCAAGCTTTCGCGGGAGCATTACGCCAAGGTTGGAAAGTCTCAGCGGGAGCGTTGGGATAAGTTTCGGCGGGAGCGTCAAACGGAAGCGTAGCCTTTCGCGGGAGCGTTAGCCCTATAAGGGTGCTATAAACGGCAGCCTAGCGACCAATACGGCAACAGCAGGCTCGGTTTCCTAGCTCCTCAACCTTGAATTTGACCACTGGAAGGTCTCGGGCATCACATTTTGATTCAAAACGCCTAGAAACAGGCTTTCTGCTCGATTCTGATAGGTTGTGGCGTGTTTTTTTGGCTACCTTTGCCATATTACCAGTTTTTGCATGACCACGCGCGAGCTGTTAGCTTGCTGGGAGGGTTGCTGTCACACTTGTGCCTAGCTCTAAAGCTACGCCTACGCTCTGGATTGCTCTTCTTAATGGTCATCTTTGGGTCGCCGTAGCGGATAACCTTGCTTTGCCCATCCTTACACGCTCGGACTACAAATTTACGCGCCTCTCCAGGTGTACGCCTAGGGCTATTACAAGGCAGTTCTCTAGGATTCATCATCTACCTCATCGGTATCCCAAACCTCAGGGCAAGCATCGTGGAGCGATTGGAGTGCCTTCTGGTGGCTTTCAAAGAATCCCGATAGCCTCTTAACCTGCTCTGTAAGGCTATTCCACTGCACTTCAAAGACCTCATAGGAGCAGTTGGCATTCATATCGTCTACCAATTGGCCTAGCAAGCGTAGCACGCCATGCAACTGTGCATTCTCACGTTGAAGCAGGGCAATGAACTTGTGCGCTACCTTCAACTGCTCTCTATCGTGATTCAAACCCACCCTTCTTGGCTTTCATCATGCGCCACACCTTGGGGCTGATGGTGCTTTTAGATTTAGGACGGCTAGTGCCAGCCTTACGTCTGGCGTTAATGTTGGCGTATAGACCTGGCTTTGAGTTTTTCATTTCACGATTGTACCACACCCACCACCTGATAACCAACTTCGTTCCTTGGCAGGTGTGAAGGTGTGCGAGCCAGCCCAGCCCAGCCAGCCTTGTTTGTTCATTTAGGAGAACGCTACGGAAATAGCGTAGCGTAGTAGGGACAGGACGGACTAAGGAGTCCTGTTCCTACTTTTCCTTCGCGAATTATTCCTTATATATATAAGGAGTCTGGTAGCTCAAGAGATGATAGTGTTTTGAAAGTGGATTAGAAAGTGGTCTGATTGGCTATATACAAGCCACTGTCAGACAATATCTTATTAGCTTTATGGAGGCGTTTAAGATAGCGATAAAAGGTACTTTCCGATACTTCCAGCTTTTCAATGATATGGCGGCATAAATCGCCCGCCTGCCACTGCTTGCTACCCATCTCAGTTAAGAACCTTTTATCGTCAACCGCCTTGTGTGCGCCTGGCTTCTTTAGCTTATCTGGATTGAGCGCAAAGTTGGCTTGGAACAGCGGGTAATGCCACTGAACGACAAAGCTATCTACTGGCGGGAAGTTACGCAATGTGATGTCACAAGTGTAAGTCTTCTCATCCTCCTCGTGGGCAGTCAGAACGACCAACGTATCTGGATTACGGGCGAACACGCCCGACCCACTGAAGCGGTCAATCGACTCCGCGCCCGACTTGTTACCCTTGCTGAAGTGGTGTGAGAGGATGATCGAAAGATTGTGGCGGGTCGCTAGGTACTCAAATTCGTTCATCAAACTTGACATATCGCCCGCGCTGTTCTCATCTCTCTCACCCATCAGCATATAGTTTGGGTCGAGGATGATAGCTTGGTAGCCCTTACCTTCAATCTGCTTCTCGATCATAGGACGGATGAGAGTCAAGTCGGCAGCGTGGCCTCGGAGCGTCCACACATCAAAGTCATCGGCCTTGTCTTCCAGCCCTTTGGCTTTGATAACATCGGCCAAACGATTGCGGAACGACCACTCTTGGATCTCAAAGTTAATGAACAACACCCGCGACATCTTGCACTGTTGCCCCCACCAAGGCACGCCAGCGTGTAACGAAAGGGCTAGGTCAATTAGACTCCAACTCTTAAACGCCTTGCTTCCACCACCCAGCAACATCTTCCCACCTCTATGCAGCATTCCCTCAATTAACGTCTCTGGTGCGGGTAAGTCTTCCTTAACAAGTTGTGCATAAGATTTGATCGGCGGCCACTCGTCCGTCTTCGGTTTGATACCAAGTGCTACTGCTGGCTCTATCATTTTCCTCCTTTGCAAAACCATAATAGGCTTTGCATTTTGTCTTCTCTCTTTGCCCCAGGAATCCTAACGGGTTGACTGGGTTTGAATGTTGCAGGGTCGCAGCCCAACGGAATAAGAAAAGCTTTTAATTGATCCACCCATTCGTTCTTTGGTGGCATCTCAAACCAACCATGCAAGCTCTTCCCGCCAGTATCCACGACAGCGTGTAGTTTCATGCTGAATAAATCGCGCATCAGTTGGAACACCGCGCCCATCTCTGGCTTGGTGAGTACATCCGACTCGACAACTAAGAACACCCTATGCTCAACCGTATCGTTGGATCGGCTGACTGTACCCTGCTTGTAGCTCGCGCCAGTTGTGTACTGCCCAATCGGTTCATCCAGCTTCTTCCACTCGTAAGCGATGCGGAAGTTCTGTGGATGCTTACCGCTGTCTGTGACGTTGCCTATCCAGATATTGTCAAGAGCGTTGAACAGCGACAGGAACAACTGATAGTCCTGTGCTGGATCGCCAAGCTGGGTTGGGCTTTCCTCGTACATATCCGCTGGGTCCCAATTGTAGTGAGTCAAGTATCTTTGCTTGTTCGACTCGGCAATTGTCTTAATCCTATCCAGCACCTCTGAGTGCGGGTCTTTCTTGATGACCAGCTTGGGTACGGCTGTGCCACCCGACATAATGTTTACTGGCTTGTAGAGAACATCGCTGGATATAGCTCGGCGAAGCTTACGGTTAGCCTCATCACGATACGGCGTGCAGGAGGTATGCCAGCAGAATATAGTCGGCGCGCCATCTACGAACACCGTTGTATCTCTGATGCGGGTGTGGCTGGTATGCGCAGCCTCACCTGGGCATTTGCACAGCCCGTGATTCTCGGACTGCCAATCGACTTGGCCTACGATCTCTTCAGCTTGCCGTTGTGCGGTTGTCATCCGTCATAACACCCGCAAGGCACTTCGTCTGGCAGGTCCTCAAATAATTTCATTTGGCTTGCATCTGATCTGATTAAGTCTTCCCACTTCCAGTTGCGACCAAGACCAACCACAGTTTTAAGGTGAGCATTGTTTTCCATTGCTATTGCTCTTTCTGCCAGAGCAGGGTGGTTCTTGGCAAGATCAAGAACTTCGTGCTTCTTCATTGCTGGACAATAAAAGCACGATGACTTGGCTGGCTTGAATCCAGCCTCTGCCACAACCTCAACGCACTTCTTTCTACCCCAACCCCAACGCACTAGCGGGTACTCATAGATGTACTTCTTGTCCTCTGGTATTTTCCCTCGGTGATGCTCGCCAGCGTCATACCCAATCAGCTTCAAGCATTTTCCACCAGCCTTCCAGCAATCCTTGGCTGGTTGCCAGTTGTTGACGAACTTATCCTGGGGCTGGATCTTATACTTCTGCGAGCAACCTTTAAAGCCATAGGCCAGACTTGGCAGCATATTCTGGCGCAAGCAATTCTCTTCGAGAGTTTCCTTGGCGTACTTCACGGTAACCACTTCTGGCATATCGTGCTTAACCAACCAATCAGAAAATATCTTAACAAACTCATAAGTCTGTGGTAGCTCGCCACCAGTATCAGCAAACAAAATGAGGTCTGGAATGACCCCGCGCTTCTGCATTTCAATCAGCATCGCTGCTGAATTTGTCCCTCCTCCGAATGATATGATTAAAGGAGTTTTCATAGAAATTCAGTTGGGATCTTGGTGTATTCGGTATAATCATGGATGCAAGCTTTACTTATTGAAACCCTTGATTGAGTTCCAAACTTATCGAAGGGAACAATCAATTTGAATGCAACACCCAAGTCTTGATTAAGCCCAACAAGAAACCAGTAATCAGATGGAAACGTATCTGGATCGGACGTTGCCTTGAATCCGTAGCAATTTTGTTTGGATGAGAACGTGGCAGTCTTTATGTGGAATCCTCTAAATGTTCCATCATTCATTGCGACTATCCGATCTATCTTTGTGTGCGGATTGATTGACCTCCACGCATTCAGCCCATTGCTGATTGCCCATATATCAAACTGCAACTCGCCTATCTCGCCAACTTTGTGCGAGTAGTGCATAGCATCAATTGACAATGCTGTCGTGCTTAATGTTTCTGTTTCGGCTGCAAAGCCAAACAGATACTGTTCTGGCTCTTCAGCCAATCCACTAAACATCTTTATCTCTTTACTCATAGAAATTCAAACTGGCTCTGATTCAAGGGGTAGACACACTGAGGAAACGCCCGATGCAAGATCTCCTTGCATACCACAACGCCAGTTAGTTATTTGCTTTCTAGTTCTATTGCCTTTCTGGATGCCTCAACAATATCCTGCGCTGTAATATTCCGCAGGGCGTTACACCAGTATTGCGTCTTGGGTGTTTTGTTACTCGCATCCTTGCACTTAGCCTGCGGCAAGCCAGCGTGCGGACGGCAAGGTGCGTGTGGGCAGGTATCGGGTTTGAATATCGACACGTTCTTACTATAGTAGGTCATGCGATCCGCTGGGTCATACGAACCCCACAGCGACACACACGGCGTATCCAATCCAGCAGCCATGTGATTGACTGAGCTATCTGGAGCAACAACAAAGTCAGCCCCACTGATAATCGGGAACAGCGAGCGCACAGCCTTGGTGCAGTTGAATAGGTCAATCACTCGCGGATGATCCACCTTAAAGTTGTTTGAGTTATCCAGCCCAATAATAACAGCGTGATGTTTGGGGTAAGCCTCAAGCAACGCCAAGACCGCTTCCTGCCCCATTGTCGGCGGGTAGGTGCGGGTAGGACCGCTAGACGAAACATGGTAAGCAAAGAACGGACTAGGCAACGGCCACTTGCCCATCGCCTTTAGTTCATCGTGGTCTGGCTCGATGAGATGCAGAACTGGCTTACAATACTTAGCCATACTCTTCTCATCCCAAACACCCATCCACTCATAGATCCTCTGGTAGCAGTTGCCAGGACCAGTGCCTAGCTTTGTGTTGCCTACCTGTCCGCTAAACAGATCGTCCGTGACCAAGTGCGCATCAAAACTTTCCCATGCTTCAAGCGATGCAGGCAACGGCCACAGCTTTGCACCCAGCCCAGCGTAGAGAGGCAGGTTGCGAGCAGGAGCGTAAACTTCCACAACCCCACCCGACTCTTGCACCAAGTAATTGACGAAGGCAGTAGCGATGATCGCGTCACCGATTGCACCAGCGCGGTAAACGGCTGTTGCCCCACCAGCAGCTCGGCCTTTGTAGTAAGGCTTGATCTTGTGTGGGCAAGGGATTGAATCGTCCCAGGTTGGTCCAGTTAGCTCATCGGGCAACACATAGGTAGTGCGTGGATAGAGCATATTGTCATCAACTTTGTGAATTGCGTTTGTGTTATTTGTCCATAGTTTCATTTGGCCTGCCTTTCTATTTTGTGCATGAAGATCGGAGTCTGCTCACCTACATAAGCTCCTGCAATATTAAAATCAAAGTATTCCAAGGCCTCATCGTATTCCATCCCGTCCTTCATACATATCTTGACAATCTTATCAGTATCGTAAATCGCGCATAGACTACCGCCAAACGAATTGCCAACGCCTACAATCGCGTCATCGAATCCGTCAGCGAACATAATCGTTTCCGCCTCTTCGCCGTACTCATCCACAATTTGATCGCGTATGCTCATTCTTCACCCACCACTTCCTTGCAGACTAGGCTGGCCGCATCCACCATCGTGATGATCTGGATCATATCCACCGAGCGTCCGTGAGTAGCGCGGTTACGCTCCAAGACAAGCTTCTCCCTGGCAATGGCAAGCATGTCCCTTGCCCACTTCAATCTGTTCTTGGCCTCTACATTCATTGTGCATCCCTTTCTTTAATGTCATAATAAAACGAATCCGTATCCTCCGTCACCCACTTGTCACTCTGATTCTCTACGCTTGGCAGGTCAGTATCAACCCGAAACTGCTTTAGGTTATCTGGCAACTTCTTGGTAACCCAATTCGAGTCACGCCAGAAGATTCTGTTGTTTGGCATACAAAGTAAGTAGCCATCGTCACCTGCGAAGACGTGGCCGCACTTGTAATCTGACGGCTCATCGCTGTACGGATTGTTAAACCAATCCACAGTAAACAAGTATGTACCCCATACCTTAGTCGCATCCCGTAGCAGTATCTGCGCGCGGTGGTAGGCCAAGAAGCTGTACTCAGTCACAGTCACGTTCTCGCTGAAGCAATCCCAAAGCTGTTTGTAGTTGAATGGGATGTCGGCCTCTGGCTCGTGAGTGTAAATCTCCGATAGCGGTACTCGACTCCGCAGCATTCCAGAGTCAGTCATAACGTGGAAGGTTAGGATTGCCCCAGCGCAAGACTGCAAGGCAAACACATAGACGTTGTAAAACTCCTTGTCCTCCTCGTTCTTGGTGAAAAACGACTTCCTCACCATAGCCTTGAAGCTTGGTATGTTCTCGTTGAGCGTTGCCATTATCGCCAGGCAGGTCCAGTGAACCAAGCCACCAACACCCAGCGTGTACCCCAGATAGGCGCACGCGCACGATGCTCTAGGTAGGATGGAAACCAGCAACCTGCTCCTTGCTCGCGGACGAACTGAGCGTTCTCCATATCAGCCTTAACCTGCAACCCTCCTCCGATATACTCCTCTGGCGCGGATAGGTTCACCACCGCCGTCAGCTTTCGATCAGATCCAGTATAGGTATCGAAGTGCCACTTGAATCTCTGGAACGGAGTGTATCGCAGTATCTGCAACTGTTGGATGCCCTGGATGTCGAATCGCCATTGCTCGGCATTGATGCCTTCCGTAATCTCGCGCATGATATTATAGATCCAGTTGTAATGCTTGGCGTAAGGTATCCAGCACGACGAGCAAGTTCGCGTACGTGATATCGTACGTGTCACCCCATCCTTCGACAGCACTGGCGCACGCTTCATCCCGATCACTTCCGCATCCTGGCGCAGCATCTCACACTGCGTCTTGGTTAGGACGTACCTATCTACTGAAGCGGTTAATACCTTCTGCCTGAACTCAGTCATTTTACTTCCTCAATCACTTCCATCAAAGCCTTATTCAGCGCATACTCAAAGCACGCCTTCTTGTCTTTGACAATATGCTGGCGGCCAGCCTCTGCCATAGCTTCGTACAGATCGTCGTCAACATTGACTGTAATCTTGACTGCATCGTACTCCTCAACCTTTAGAAGTTTGATATGCTTTCCAGTTTTTCTTTTCCTCATAAGTCCAATTCCTTTCTTATGTAGTCAATCAATTTTAAGATGATGTACAACGCACAGTAGATTGCCGACAAAGTCAGCGAACTGTAAAGCACAAACCAACCGATTACCCAAACAACTCCAGCCAGATCAAGTAGGCAGAACATAGTCGTTTTCCCTTAGTTTCCGTAACAGCGTTCTATTGTCGATCTGTACCCCACTGGCTCTGCACCACCAGGAAACAACTCCAGTCTTAAAGTCACGCAACAGCTTCTGCACTTCGTGTGAGTTCTTGTACTCCAAGGCATCGTTGAGTGGAACGCCTTGGTGGCCCTTAACAATCTTCATGCCCTTAACCATCCCTCGCTTGCGTAGCATCCGCAGGTCGCGGATAGCTTGGAGTGCAACCTCCCCAGCCAACTGCTGCACCCTATCATCGTAGTCACCGCGACATAGCTGGGTCGATCTCAACGGCCTAGCTCCACCAGCTTCGCTTCGTCAGCTTTGATCTGGTTAGATAACTTAACTAGATCATTTGACTGACCAGCGTAATGAATAATCATCGCATCCTTGTAGCGGTCCAAGCCAAAGTGCGACTCAACGCTGGTCATACAATTGAAGGACGGGTCAAGCTCGGTTAGTGGGATGTTCCACAAGTGCGCCATCACGTTGAGCCAGGTCTGCTCGGCAAAGTGGTTAGGGTGCAGGCCAATGGGCGGCATTGATAGAACACCAACCGCCTTGGTATGGACTACGAATACTCCAGTGTTGACATAGAACTTCGGCTCGATCACTCCGCCGAAAGCTCCCGCCAGCTTGACCATATCTGGCTTGCGATCCAGATAAGCTCCTTCGTCAAAGGCACAGAATACACCAGCATCATTGGATAGCTTCGGGCAATCGGCTGTAATCAAAACATCTGCGTCAACGAATGTCACTTGGTCGTAGCCCTTGGTTGCCATAATGTTTCCAATCGCAGACTTGGAGTATTGCGCAGGATGAGTAAGAGGCTTGTCGATTAGAATGAAGTCAGTGCTATGACGTTTGCAGTACGCCTCCATCCTCGGCCTAGTCAGATCAATAATCTTCTGCCAATCCTCACCGAACGATTGAGTTACTAATGCTTGTTTCATTTTACGTTCTTCCATATTTTTCCATGCTCATCCAGCGCGGATGACCAGATCATCATCTTGTTGTAGATACTGTAGGCGTAGCCAAACCTCATCAGCGTGAGGCTAATCAGATCACCGATCTGATAACATATCCAAGACAAGGCCAGCTTCATTCCCTAGGATACCTATTATTCCCATCGTGATCGCAAAACTTCTGGAACGATTTATCTGTTTCAGATTCATCGCTGTCGCTTGTTTTGTCTCCGTAGTTTGAGTAAAGCCAAGGGCGAGGCTTGCTGAAAAACTCATCCCAATCTTTGTCTATTTCTTCTTGTGTTTTGTTCATAGTCTTGGTACTTCCTTTTTGATTTGTGCTAACACGAAGAGCGACCTTACCAACGCACGCTCAAGGTGGTCAATACTTGTTTCGCCGTTATTATCTGGACAAGGCGAAGACTTGTGCAATTGCATCTGTGCTGTGGCTAGGTGACGAATCGCTCTGGCAATATGGTAATCGTGAGTCGGCCTATCCTTTACCAACCAATCGCCGTAGGCAGACTTATCCGAACCTTTACCCATAACGCGCCAGACTATTTCCTGCGCGGCAAGACCCATTTCTTGAATTGTTGGTGCAGTCATTTTGCAAGCCTCCTATAAAATTCGTCCAGTAATCCTTCTAGCCAAAGTACGTCTTGTGGGTCAATCATAATTTCATACCAGGAGGTGTGTAGCCTTTGACCCAAGCCCAGACTTTCTGCATTGCGCAGAAGGCAATGCCAGCTTGGTAGAGTTCGTCTTCGTCCCACACCTTCGTTGTCAGCTTGGTAGCATCATTTGATGCTAGGACCACCGACACGCAGGCGCACTTAGGATTCTCGCTTGCGGCTCTGTATGCCCAAAGCTGGGCGCAATCTGTATCGTAGAATGGATCGTACTTTGGATTAACCTTACGATTCTTTAGATCGATGATAGCGTCACCAATACCGCGTAGCTTAACGTAGGCATCACACCTTCCCGCATAGCCTGCGCCGACAAGACCCTTTTCGCACCAGTAGGTTTTCTCAATGTTTGCATCGGCCCACTTCTTAAATGTTTCAATGTACGGCTTGAGGACTTCATCCTTGGAAGGAGAACGTCCCAAGAGGATGTTTTCCATTTCGGTGTGCATTTTCGTGCCGTGTTCAGCTGCCTTCGTTGTCGATTCTTTAGAGTCCTTAACCACTCTTCGAGCGTAGGTTTCGAGCGTTTCATCTGCCTCCTTCGGAAGTGTGAGCGAGGACATAATGGCCTGCTCAATCTTCCACGCCGTCAATTGCGGCTTATCCATAATGCCAAGCACGCTGGTTACGGATGGGTATAACCCCATCTGGCGCGCATCGGCTACGGTTGTGTTTCTTTCTTTTCCGTTCTTGCCAATCACAACGTGGGCAGATTCACCCTCGGCTGTGTACCAATGTCCCGCCTGGTCAGTTGCGACCAGACGGGAATTAGTAGGCTCTTTCGCTGTGATTGTAAGAGCCATTTGATTTAGAATGGCACTTGGTTGCCGTCTGCGTCCACCTCGACCTTAGTGGCCGTGGACTTGCCAGCAGCGGTAGCAAACTCCTTGGAGGCTCTGATCTTCTCCTGCAACCAATCGGGCATATCGTTGAACTGACCAGCCTCACCCTGTTCGATCTCGTAGTACAACTGATCGTTAGTTGTGGTGGCTGGTGCTTTCATGCCCTTGGGGAGTTTGGATGCACCTGCGATGGCGCAATACTGCCGACCCTGCTGGCTGGTCTTGTGGATCAGCGTGAGCATGGCTGGCTTGCCAAGAAGGTTCTTCAAGCTGAATGCCTGGAGTTCCTTTGAGGTGAAGGTCTGACCGCGCCATTGTTCAAGAAGCTTGCGAAGGCTGGCTTTCTCGCCAAGGCTGCGGGTTTGTTCGATGGAAACGACCATCGGCTTTTGGACTGTGGTGCGTTTGCCATTCTCTTCGACCTCGAACTCATCGGTTTGATCGGGCAACTCAAAGGTCAATCGGACTTTTGGTGTCCACTTCTCTTGGTTGTCCCAATTGGTTTTCTGGTGGCCTAGATCGACTAGGCTGTAGAGAACGCCTACGGTTGCGCCTGCTTCAGGCAACTTGCGTTCCATCTTCTGCGATTCACTTATGGTTAGTGCCATTGTAGTATCTCCTTTATTTATTTGTTTGGGTTTATTGTTGTTGGGGTAAGTTCTTCAAAAGCTGGTGACTTAACGTAAAAGCCCTGCGCGATAGTTGCGGTCTTTGCATATTCGATGGTGACATTGGCTGGCGCGATCTGTCGAGCTAATTCGCACACGCTGTCGGCGGTTAGTATAACTAGCCACTCTTTGCGTCCGTTACGGCGGAAGAATACTGCTGGGATTTTGCCCTTCGGACAATCACGCTTGGCCTGCGCCATCCAGTCTTCAGGCTTTAGTGCTTGGCAACGCTTGCCTTCGATGTGAAATGGAAAGTTCTCGCAGACTACATCCCCGCTACCGCCTTCTGGATTGCCTGCGTATTGGGCGGTCCTTCTGGCCTTCTGCCAACCCTGCTCACGCAGGTAGTTTGCTAATTCTCGCTCACCCGCTGCGCCTTTAGCCCGACTATTGATTTTGCCCATTGGTTGGGTTTAGCTGTCAACCCACGCCAGTGTCGAGTTATATTTTAATCTATTTCAGTTCCGCCAAGTCTTATTAGCTTTGCTAATATCCTCATTAAATCGTCTAATCATTGCCATCATGGTCAGCTTCTCTACGATCTTCTTGTTCTTCTTCACCCAAGCCACAGCTTCATCGAAGGACTCCATGTCCTTTAACCCAGCCTCAAACTTAGCCCAAGCTTCTTTCTCGTTCACAAGCTTTGGAATACACGCCAGTTCTGACCTGTCGAGGGGCAAAGCTTAGTTGTTATGCTTTTGCACTTGGCAATGGGCAACAACCAGAATAGGTCATCGTTCATGCCCCAGCAGGCAACATAATCCACGCCACTGATTGCGCGCTTTGGAATGTTAAACCCATTGCCACTGCTGGTAGTGAAGCGGTACTTGGTTCGACCAGGCTCTATGGCTTGGGCGGTCTTAACCTGGATGCGGAAGAACTTATTATTCTTCTCTGCCACCACATCGTAGCCAGCAAAATCCTCGTAGGGCGTAAGCACGTTGTATCCGCAGCGAAGCAACGCACCAGTAACGCGAGCTACCCCAACTGCACCTACTTGGCGTGAAGATAATTTCATGCTTGACGGCTTTCGGTTTGTGCTAGAGACTTTTCACCATGAAAGCAATAACAATGATAACACTGACGGCGATGCTGATGGCATCGGTGATGGCTGAAGATGATGATGCTGACGCTGCTGATTTTGTGGGAGCAGTGCTAAAGCGCAACGGATTCTCATGTGGCCGTGGATGCGTAATATCAGAGGATGGTGGAATGGCTTATTCATCGTCATCTGGTAGGTCAATAATTTCAACTGATGGTTTTTATTATAAGTCTGGAAGTAGTGTTGTTGGAAAAGATGAAACATTCATATCGAAGTCTAAGAATTTCTTTTACGGAACTTCCACAACGATTAAGGCTGGTTCTGCCTATATGAATGAAGGCGCTGTTTGGGTTGAATCTCAAGAAGAGGATAATGATTAAGCTCCAAATAATGCGAGCCTATTTCGTATTCTGCTTTCGAGTCCACCAATAAACTTCTTTCTGGCTGGGTTGCGCTGAGCCATTCGGTATTCGTCCTCAAGCTGGGCTTGGCTGGCTGCACGCATTAACGCCTTTGGCTCAACCTGGTTGATCGCCTGCAATGTCTTCGGACCTAACCCTCCATCTACCGCTACTCTTTGCCCAAGCGTGTTCAATCCTTGCTGGATGTACTTCGTTGCACCGCCCATCCCTCGATTAAACGCGAGATCCTGTGCGAATGGCTGGACTTCTTGGGGGAGTTTAGAGACGAATGGGCTGGTGTACTCTTTGACGTATTGTGCCGCAGCCTGCGCTCTTTCTTGCGCTGGGAGCGATGAGATTCTTTTGAAGGCATCTGGATGATATTTGTCGTTAATACCAGCAATCTCAAAATTACCACCCATATCTCCTGCTGGCAATTTATAGACCTGCACGTTGCCTTGCTTGTCCTTCCTTGCCTCAAAATCAATCGTCTTTAACGCTGCTGTTTGTAGTGCATCTTGTTCTGGTTTTGTTTGCATAGCTTGTTGTTCCTCTATAAAGTCAAGTTCTGGTGCTTGCGTGGCTTGTGGCATTTGCTTGGCATATTCTCTAGCCTTCTCAATCGGAGCTATCCTTCTTATCTCCTCTGGTACTGGCTCGTATCCAGTTCCAGTAAGTTCTCTTGCCACCATATCGTTTCTCAAGGAAACATCCTTGGATGGGTTTACTGAAAACTTCATTGTTTTTGGCCTTGCTTAATTCTTGACTCATTACGAATCAAAAACTCTTTTCTTGCGTCACTGCCAACTTGAGAATACGCGCTCTTTAATGCCCTAACCTTATCCTCGCTACCAAGCCTCTTGAAGCCACTATCACCAAGCAATGCTTCAGCAGCAGCGCGGTTGGCTCGGCCTCTTATCTTTGAGTATTTTTCATACAACTCTGGAGATAGCCTGTACTTTTCGTTGCCAATCATAAATTGCTCTAAAGGCTTCGGTGGTATCACGTCTCCATTTTCAGTTTCCTTGAATAGCTTGTAAATTGCCAAGGTGGTTTTATCGTATGTTGCTTCTCTTGACTTGGTGAAATCAAAGAAGTTGTACATTACTGGATCAGCACCTTCTGGTGTCTGCGGTATTTCTCTTCCCCATATATCAATCTTTCTTGGTAAATCCTCTGCATAGCCAGGAATCTTTCTCTTGAGGACTTCGCCAAATAAATTAAGCGTTCTTTCTGTTGTATCTTCACCCTCAATATCCTTAATCTTTATTTTCTCTGGCAATGAATCGCTCATAGACCTTGACACAGCACTAAGCGTATTGGGGAAAACTATTGAAGATACTGTACCAAAGTAATTGGCAATCCACTTGTCCATTCTATCCCTCTTTCCGTCAAGCATAGCCGAAAGAAGGCTGTTTGTTCCCTTCAGAAAGCTTTGGTTCATTGCAAATGACAAGGTTTCTGGAACAAGTGCAGTTAAAAACTCTGGACTTATAAAGTCACCCTTATCTGTTGCCTTGCTTGCTTCGTTCCAAGTTGCAAGCATCCCGCCAACAATACCCATTTTCTCAAGATTCATAACACGATCACCAGGCTGGAGGTCTGTGGAATCACCTTCTGCAAATCTCTCAAGCGCGCTTAGGTTTATTGTTCGGGGAGGAAGTGTTTTGTATTGTATGTCCCTAGTCTTCTCAGAATCCTCTGCCGACCCGCCAATCACCCCAGCGTCCGACAATGTTTTTGCAACTGCCCCTATGGTTAGGCTTGTTAATGTTTTTCCTATTGCCATGTGTACGCCTCTAGCGTCCTTGGATTGCATTGCTGGTATTCCCTTTGTAACAAGCGCATAACCAGGAAGCGAATAATCAAGCATTTCATCGATCACATTTGCTGGTGTCTTTGCGTATGGGATAATTGTCTTCCCAAGAGTCCTCGCCAATCCAACCCTATTACCAAGGCCAAACATATTTGATACGCTCAAGGCTGCTCTTGATAGCGGCGTGTCCTGCTGGAACACGGCTTCTGCTGCCTCTTGTTCTATTTTTCCTAAAGCTTCCGCTGATGGAAGTCTTGTTGCTACTGAAATTTCTTTTCCAATCTCTCTTTTGCCAATCGACTCAATTTGATTTCTAATGTCTTGTATTTTTGCTGAGTCAGTTGCTGTTGTTTTGGGTTTTGACAACAATTTTGAAAGCTCATTATTAAGAGAAGAAATCTTGGATACTCTTTGAAGTTGTGCGGATTCAGCCAAAAGCCTTGCTTGAGCCATTCTTCTGAATGGAGTATCTCCAAGCTGAAGTAGTCGCAACATTGTTTCTGGCGGAACGCCAAGCACCGTTTCGGCGGCCAGTCTAGCCCTATCAAGCCCAGCCTGCCCCAATCCTTTCCATCCGTTAAGAACTGGTTTAGCCAATCCAGATCCTGTCCAAAATTGTCTAAACGCTTGGGCTGGCTGGAATCCTCTTATTTTCTCTCCAGACAATAACCCTTCGGCACTGATACCTCTTTTTAACCCAGCCAATCCTTCTCCGCCTCCACGAACAAATGCTTTAACTGTTTCCCCAACTCTTCTTGCTCCAGCCAAAGATATTGGTGATGACACAGTTCTCTCTGCAACTGGAAGTCCAACTGATTTCTTGAACGCCCTTGCTACTTCTTGGCTTATAAACGCACCCTGTCTTCCCATCGCTCTGGGCAATGAGCTTACCGCATTACTCCAAAGATTTGTGACCAATGACAAGGGAGCAAGAAGATTGCCTTGTATAACAGTTGGCAATGTCTCTGCAAAAAACTTCTTTGGAACAAGTCTTGACTCAAAGTTCTGGAATCTAAATGCACTCTCAACAAATCTTTTCTCTGCCTGAATTGCTTTCTGTATGTCAACATCATCCAGCGTGTTTCTTGCTGTTTCAGCAAGAGTTTCATAAGTTGACCTAGTTCTGGCTTGTAGCTTAAAAAGATTTCTGGCTTCTACAAGAAGAGGCTGAGTAAGGGTTCTTCCATTCTTATCAAGAAAAACGCTTAGTGTGGCAAGGTATCCATTTTGGGTTGCCGATGGGAGAGTCCTCATTGCTGCAACAGTTTGAGCAGCTTCTGTAGGTAGTTTTATTCTTGTCTTCGCAAGATCAATCAATGACTTAACATCATTCTGTTTTGATGCTCGGTTAATTAGCTCGGCATTGGCAACTACTTTTTGAGGAGCAGTTCCGCTTTCAAAAATTCCCCTTACAACGTCATCCGACTCGTTTGCCAAGGCATCTTGCAATGCCTTCTGACCAAACTTTGCGTACTTTATATCCTCACTCTTTGCAAGCTGTTCACGCACCCCTCTGTCAAGAAATGGATCTTTCACCATCTTTACCCCAGCTTGTCTGTATCCAATTCCTTTTGGTGTTGCAGGCAATTCAATTGGCAATTCAACTGGAGCAACACCAGCTTTTCCAGCTACTTGCTCTGCCCTTGGAACAACAGCCTCAACTGCCTTCGGCAAGGCACCCTCAACCGCTGGAGCAACAGCAGGAGCAACAGCTTCAGCAACTTGAGTGGCTGGGCGAGTTAATGCGCCGCGAACTCCTTTAGCCAATCCAACCAACCCACCGCCAGTAGGCGTGAGAATAGATGCCGCCGTTGTGGTTATTGGATACTTCTCAACATCGCGCTGTAAGACTTCGCTGATGCGAGCCATACGCTCTGGACCTAGCAAGGCCTTACCAGCGGCCTCTTGTCCCTTTTGGCCTGCAATAAATCCACCCACGCCAGCAATTGCTCCTGTTACTAACTTGGGAACAATGCCACCAGGAGTAAGAGCAGCAGCAGTTTCAGCAGCCACAGCACCAGTAGTTGCAGGGATTACTTGGCTTGCAACAGTGCGTGCAATCGCACCTAGCCTGCTGGGTTCTTCTGGCTCAAGTTCAAAGGAGTCAACATTGCCATCCTTGTCAGCTTCGAAGCGCACTACCTTACCGTCCTTGTTTCTGCCAATAGCAAAGCCAACGCCCGTAGCTTTATCCGTTCCAGAGGATACTGTTTCTATGCCCAACCTCTGAGCTTCCTTTACGGCTGGTATTGCTGGTGTCTCAATAATGCCTTCAGCCAACGCTTGTGCTGTTGGCTTGTATCCTTCCGCTATCGTGCCATCTGGCCTTCGGATCGCTCCCATCGCATCCAAGGCTTTGCCAGCCTCAATGGATGCTTGCTGTGGAGTTGCTCCAGCCTGTAGCTGACGCTGTGTTTCTTGATCTAGTAAAGCCTTGCGTTCTGGCGAGATAACTTCTTCTGGCTTGCCGCCAGATGCAAGATATTCGGCTTTAGTTAAGTTTCCAGCTTCCTCTGGGGAAAGCGGAGCGAACTCTAAATCTTGTTCCTGCTCTGGAACGAACTCAAGCTCTGGCTCTATAGCCATTGCTTACTGCCTCGCTTGCAGTCGTCCTGGCTTTCCGTTGATGTAGATAAGTTCTCCAGGCTTCACGCCTGCTGCCCTTGCTTCTTGAAGACTATTGAAATTCTTTGGTGTCTGTGATTGGGCTGGTTGCTGTTCTATTGTTGGTGCAGCAATAGCTGGCGCGCTTGGGGCTATAGCTGTTGGTGCGCCTTCTGGAGTCTCGGTTTCCATTTGACCAGTTTGCCTGTTGAATCCAAGCTCTGCCATTCTTCCTTGAAGCACCCCACGTTCGGCCTCAAGTTCCTTCATTACATCGGATCTTTTCTTCATCCCTACAAGACCAAGACCAAGCTCCATTGCGCCAGTGCGTGTGTCGCCTTTTGCAATCTCAAGTTCTTGTTTAAGTCTTTCGGCAGAAAGCTTACGCAATCTGTCATTGATTGATTCCCTTTGAGCCTGAACCTCCTCGTTCTCCAATGATTGCTCATTCGTAATCGTGCTACCAATCCCAGCGAGATAAGGAGCAAACGCTGGATCTTGGCTTAATGCAGGAAGATCCTTCAGCTTACCCTTGACCTTTAGCCCACCCTTTTCAAAGCTGAAGTCAACGTCTGGCTGTTCCTTGATTGCCATTGCACGCTCTTCCATTGCCTGCTTTCTCTGTGCTTCAGCTACTGCCTGCTTCTGAAGTTCATCCTGCCGAAACATGTCCATCATTGCTGGTATATCTAATACTGCCATAAATCTCCTTATATCTTGATTAGGTTGCTAAGACCAGTAGCAATCTGACCGAATTGTTCGGCACCGCTAGATCCTCTTGCAATGCCACCAACCTGCGCGCCATACGTCTGTGCTGAATAATCCGCCAACGTATTGTAAATCCCAGCCGCATTCTGCGCACCAATGAATCCAGCGTTAGGATTGACGTAGGCATACGGATTGGCGGCTGAAGGTGTAGCTTGGAAGCCACCAGTAGTTTGAGGAGCGGAGGCTGCCAAGTAATTGTTTAGAATATTCTGCTGTTGTCCAAGACGCTGTGAGGCCAAGTTGTACATTGTTGGACCGCTTGCAATAAAGCCTTGAGCTGCGCCAAGGCGGGATTGAGTAAGGGCGTTACGCAAGCCAACGTCACGCGCAATTGCGTCTGACATACTTTGACCAGAAGCCAAGAATCCTTGGGCTGCACCAAGGCGAGCCTGGAGTCTTTGCTCACCAGCCAATCCAGTTGTGACTGCTTCCTCTACGGCTGGTGCTACACCAAAGATATTGCCTCTGGCAGTCTGTGCTGCCCTTGCAGCCTGCTGGTACTGCCTCTGCTCTTCCGCACCAAGCTGTGAGCCTAGCGCAACTTGACCAGCAATCCGTTGTTCAACATCACGCCTAAAGGCTTCTGTCTCTGGGCTGGTCGTTGCCTCAAGCGGAGTCTCGGCCATCGCTTGATACTGCTTGGCGAGACCGCGAACAGTCGCGCCAATCGTAGGATCAATGCTTTCAATTTGAGCAATAGTACGCTCTTCTGGTAGGCGCAGAGATTCCCTGACTTGCGACAAAACGGATGTGGCCTTCTCGCCACTGATTGGCTTATATCCTTCGTAAAGATTCTTGGCTTCAAGCGTGTCTTTTTGAGCCTGAGTAAGATCACTTTTTAATGCATCAATTGATTTCGCGGCCTCATCCTTACTTCTACCAGCAGGAAGATCGGCATATATTTTATTGGCTTGATCAAGTTGGCTTTGGAGATCGGTTACTGCCGCAGTTCCAATATCATAAAGACTTTTGTATTCATTCCTACTCTGTGTATTGATGTCGTTAAGAATTTGCTCGTCCGTTACCTGGACGTTTAGCCTTCCAGCAAGACCGCTTTTATTTACATCAAAGAAATTCTCGCCACGAAGAGCCTCTAGTCCTGTTGAAAGTTTTTTAGTTCCAGCAACAGCCGACCCTATGTTTACGCCAATATCGGCCAAACCAAGCCTTGTCAGAGACTCGCCAAGCTTGGGTGCTGTATTTGTGGCTGTTGATTCCAGCCTACGCAACGTGTCTTGCTCTGTAACAAGCCTGCCCCTAGCAGCTTCACGCTCCTTGCCAGACAATCTAATCTTTGTTACGCCATCAACGTCTAGCCCTTTTGACCTATATTGCTGTATCTCTACATTCTTTCTTTGTTCATTGATTTGATCAATAAGATCAGTTCCTTCAGTAATATTTGCAATTACTTGTTTCGCATCAAGGCTTAAATTTTTTGAATCAAAATCACGAACAAGTCTTGCCGCATCTTTTAATGCCTGCTGATCTTTCGCGTTTAGATTGGCTACACCAACCTGCTGTGCCTGAGATAAAATATTTGAATAATTTGTTACCGCCTTGGTGAAGCTGTCTGGCTTGGCCTCTCCTTTTGTTATTTTCGGAATTTCAAAAACAGCCTTGTCAGCCGCTGCCGTATCAAATACTTGTTTATTCCCAACCGTCTTTACATAAGTATTCTTTACGTCTGTTAATCCAGCCGCAGTATACTTGTCAATTAGAGTTTGATTCGGATCAACTACTGGTTTTTTGGCTGCCATATTAAAATATTCCTGTCCTTGGAAGTCCGCCAAGATAATCGACTTGGTTTACGCCTTGGCTTTGTTGGACTTCTTTCGGAACTGCTCCCATCGGAGATTGACCATAAAGTCTTGCAAATTGTAGGGCTGCTTGTTGGCCTAAGCCACGCTGGGTTGCGTATGCTTCTGGAGCCATTTCAAATTGACGGCGCATAGCCTCTAGCGAACGCTGTGGGCCAAGCTCGCGCTCAACCTGCAGTCCAGCTTGGGCTGATTTTTGCAAATCTAATGCCGACATCTGGCGTTCAAGCTCACGCTGGCGAGGAGCATACTTCTCTCTAAGGCGTTGCTCTAGAGCCGCCACATCTGGCTGTTTCTGGATGTATGTCTCAAGCGAAGAACGATAGAAAAGATCGTTAGCCCTAGCCGCCTCAAGTGGGTTGGGAGGCGGAGGAGGTGCAGGAATAGAAGGACCGCCACCCATTAGAGTAAAGCCTTTCGCATAAATGTCATATAGTCGTAATCCTTTGGTTTACCAGAACGATTGAATGTGATCCGCTTGCGAGGACCAAAACGCTCCCAAAGGAGCAACAGCAAGCATCGTAAGGATTTAGCACCTTTTGATGAGATAGTCAAATCAACAAACACATTCTCACCATCTTCGCTATGCACATAATGGTCAGCCTTTTGCCCATCCTTTATACACCTAGCCAAAGCCACCCCAGCTATGCCTTCCTCATCCCTAACAATCCCGACCATGCCCTGCTTCTCAAACCAGCCAAACCACTCAGCTAGGTTAGGCCACATAGCCTCTGGAACGCCACTTTCCTCGATATACTCAATAGCGGTCATATATTCTTTTGCACCTCAATGGTGTCTGGATTGGCCGCAATCATAATTTGCTTAATGGAAAGCTTCTTACCTGGAGCTTCCATCTTAAACTTCATATTGCGCCACTTCTGATAAGACCTAAGACTATCAGCCCTAAAGTTGTAGGTCTGAGCCGAAAGCGTGGCTGGTAGCGTGAATGGCAAGGTTAATCCTCCTGGGGTCGATGTGTCTACGGCTGTTCCAATTGTTACATATTGAGAGTCTGTCTCCCGCTTCATGCCTATGGTGCAATTGGTGGCTGTGGAAAAATAAAACTCCATCTCATAGTGCGACCCATACTTCTTTGAAATCCTGTCGTCAAAATCGTAAGCCTTGGTCACAACGTAGGACGCATAGGAAGTTCCGTAGTCCTTGAACTCGGTATTTCCATCGCCCTGCAAATCTGGATCGAGATAATCGTAAAGATGCCCAACCTGTCCTGTCGGACTGCCAATCGCAAGCTTTACGCAGTTTGTTGAGTACCCGCCAGAAAAATTTGTCTTGGTCATTGCTGATGCGGCTATAGACCACAATCCCTCAAATGAACCAAACAGCGTGTTGTAAACAAGCACATAATTGCAAGTGGTTGAGTTGTCCAGAGGAAGAGCCAGATAATACCTGTTGTTATGAAACGCTCCGTTTGCAGAACCAATATAGCTCCTATTGATTCTTGCTATCACATTCTTAACTGGCTCGCTAAGAGTTGGGCCTACCGTGTAAAAGTCATCGGCTGCTGACCTTACAACGCTCCTTATTCCGTCATTAGACAAGAACAACACATCCTTGCTTGTAAAGATTGCAGACCTAGATGCCTGACAACCAATCTTGTCGTTAATCAGTCTTACAGTCCAGCCAGAAGCAGTTGTTGAGGTTGGGTCAACAGTAACCAAGTAAATCTTGTTTGGCTTGAACACCAGCAATTCAAAGTCAAAGAATGGTTGGATGGCAATAATGTCCTCGCCGTCATTCCCACCGACAACAATGCTGTTTGTCGATTTCCATATCTCAGCATCAAGGATGTCGGATGCGTAAAGCGTGTTGCGGTTTGCTCCAGTTCCTACGGCAAATAAGCGATTGGTAAACTGGCGAATGAGGCGAAGGCCAGAAGGCGATAGAGCAGAAACGCTGGCTGTTGCTGTTGCTGTAAAATGCCCACCACCAGAGGGAGGAGCAGCAATGGTAACTGTTGGCGCGGTTGTATAGCCCGATCCAGCAAAGGTAACTGTTACCGCAGATATTGTACCGCTGGTAACTGTGGCAGTCGCGCTAGCTGTTGTTCCGTAGGCTATGTTGGGTGCGCCTATTGTTACGGCTGGAGCAGTTGTATATCCCAATCCCTGGGTTGATACTGTTATCGAAAGAACACTTGTGCCTTGCCTAAATGCCGTTGTTCCATCCGTGAAATGAAGATTGCTTGCTCCATCGGTATAATAAAGCCTGTTATTAAACTGAGAAAAATCAACCTGTACAGCCCCGCTTGTTACAGTTCCAGAGGTTGTGGCAAAGCTTGTTGCGCTTGTTGATTTGAAAATTGATCCATTGCAAGCAACAACAATTTCCTCAATGTTTGGCGTGTCAAAGTAGTGCATACCTTGAATGCCCGATCCACTTGATACGTTTGCAGATACTTGCTCAATGCCTTGCCTAGTCTGGAGGATCCCAGACGGGCTAATCGTCATGTTGGAAATTTCGCTGGCTTGATTATTTGCAATTAGGCTTGGGGAAATTCCAGAAGCTTGCCCACCCTCAAAGCTGGTAGACCCAGCAATTGACAGTACATCGTCTGTTGTGTCTATGTAGTAAGGCATAAAGCCTACTTTAAGCTGAGAACATTTCTTCTATGGTTAGCTCGCCAAGGCTTTGTGGGGTAATCTGTTTCACGCCTCCAACCTGGCTCAACTCGTAGTTAGCCATAGCTGCAAGGTCAGAGTTTGCACCCTGCGTAATTACCTGCGCCTTGGTGTACTGCCGTTCACGCTCCAGTGCGTCTGCGTGAGTCAGAGCAAGAACCAAGTGATGAACGTGGGGCAAGCGAAGTTCGTCACCGAGGGCATCATTGGAAGGAGGAAAGTCAACGATGTAGTTTGTTCTGGTCAGGCACTTTAACTTTTCAATAACTCGCAATGGGATTGTTCCAGATGTGGCAAGCCTTGGATACAGGTCAAGTTGGGCAACGCCACTGCTGTTACGGCCAGTAAAATGATATGTATCTGGATCGCCAGTGCGGTCATCGGACAGCAAGCCTGGGTCTTGGCTTACAATCGTTGCCAAGTCAATCGGGTCAACCTCGGCATCGTTGTAGGCCACCGAAAGAGGTGTCTCTACATTTGTACCAAGCGTGATTGTTCGGCTTGTTCCAACTGAATAGGTGGAGTTGGTTACAGTCTCACGCCAAGGAGCAAAGTCCCACACTCGGCGGTAGGCCAAGCTTGCGGCTTTCTGCAAGAAGGTAAGCGTGTCAGCATCGGTCTTTCCGATCTTCTCGCCAGCGTACTGCGCGATCTCGGTTAGGGTCATTTAGCTGCGTCCTGAGCTTTTGCTTGTTCTTGAATTTTATTTATTGTCTCAAAAACAATTTCGTAGGGGTTCTTGCCAAGAGAGGCAAGAATTATGTTTATATCCTTGACTGTTAATTCAATATTCATTCCGAAACCCCAAGCCAAGCCAGCCACTTGTTGTAATCAGAAGTTGAGATTGCGTCATAATTAGGCTGCGGGTCGGATGAAGGATTCTTTATGTAATTATAAAAACAGGAATCGCTTTCCCATGTAAACTCATAAACAATCTCCTGCTCCGTGTCTGAAATAATTGTCTTCATGTTGCGTAGTATGGAATCTTTCGACTAGTTCCATTTATGGATACGGTCAGATATCCAGCATAGGTTGCTGGCTTTGAGAGGCCGCCAGTTCCAGCCGATGTTGCGGTAGTTGTATTGGAAAGCGTCACGTTTCCATGGACGTGAAGCGTGGATAAGGCTGTGGCGGTTCCGATTGAGCAATTCCCACTCGAATCAATGCGGAGGCGTTCTGTTCCGCTTGTACCAAATGCACTTGTATTAACTGCAAAATAACAACCAGTAGACGTCGAGTCTCCAACAAGATAAACAGGAGCAGCGGTTGATGTTGAGTCTATCCATGATATAGACCTATTGGTACCGCTAGCAGATTGGAAGGCAAGCCCACCTCCATCTATTGATAGTTTCCTAATCGGACTCGTAGTCCCAATCCCGACATTGCCTCCATTCTGGAGGGTCATAAGTGCTTCTCCACCTGCTCCTGATATTACTGCATCGGGAGTTGCTGATGCGCTTGCTGCTCCAAAATATACTGGTCCTCCTGTTGAGACGTACCTTGCACCAACTGCGTATTGCTCACTTGCCGCAGAAAAAGTAGACCTACCACCAACAACGTCGAGTTTTGTCGCAGGACTCGTAGTCCCAATCCCAACATTCCCACTCGAATTAATCCGCATTCCTTCAGTTCCGCCTTCACTAAACGCAATCGTATCAGCGGCTGGGAAAAAGATGCCAGTATTGGTATCGCCAGTAGGAACGATTGCTGGGGCTGCTGCCGTGCCTGTGCCTGTCGTGACAAGGGTTGTTGCGACTAGGGTTGGGATTGTGCCAGTAGTAATCGTTGCAGCAGTAGATGTGGTCGTTCCAAAAGTTCCAGTGTTTATCGTTCCAGTAGTAATCGTTGCAGAGGTACTATTCAACGTGGCAATCGTTCCGCTTGTGACGATCTGCGCTGTCGAGGTTGTCGTCCCTGTCGTAAGATTGTCAACCGTTCCTGACGTGCTGACAAGGGGGGCTTTCAAAAGGTTGGCAACTGTCATCCGCTTCAAATTATTAGAATCTGAAGCATCGCCAATGAGAAGCGTGTCGTTTACGCCTACCACAGTCTCAGCAGTACGATCTTGAATAAAGCCAGAGGTAGGCGTGGCGTTGGTAACTAGCGCGCCTAGTTTAGCTGCTGTTACGTCATTGGATACCCCGTCAACAAATGTAGTTCCTGCGGTAAATGAAGCCATTGTTTAGTCTCCTAGTTAGAAAGGCGGTTTTTGAGGACATCCCAGGCCATTGAGCAAGCAAGCCCTATCAGCCCAGCTACAGCCAGAACCTTCGTCCGCAGGTGTTCCAGCGCACCTAATCTATTAGCAACATCCCCGTGGAAAGCAAGTGACCTTTCGATCATTGAGATCAGCGTCATCTGGCGTTCCTCCATCCTGGCAAGTCGCTCTGATACGCTGGCAACCCTGTCTTTAAGGTCGTATACCTCATCAAGACTCACGACCTTTACCCTCCAAGTATCTTAGTGAAACTGCAAGATGGACAACGGCATCCACAACCTCGTCCCGATCTCGACCTTCCTCGACAATCCGCTTTATGCTTCTGTTGACAGACAGGAGATGCTTTACCTTGCCAATGTACTTCGTCTCCTTGACCATATTGTTGTTCTCCACGGCAAACTTTAACGCCTCCTTGAAACAGGCGTATTCCTGCCCCGTCATTAAGAAACGCAAACTCAAATTGGTCAGCCACATGGCGATGCGTTTCATTTGACATTACCAGAACTTACTGCTCCTGCATCGGCAGCAGCAGACATGTCCGAGTAGCGCGGGAGCGAATTATTATGATCTACTGGCCGTGGCGAGCAGGAGCAGAGCAAGAGGGTGATGAGGAGGAGTGGCATTATTGTACGTCTATTAAGTAATAGGTTGATTGTAAAATTGCTGAAGGGCTGGCTGTCGGTGCTACGCTCGCATTGTTTGAACATTGAATTTCTGGGCCAAACCTATTTGTACTGGTGTCGTTGGTTGGCCCACCAGTAAGAGTTAAAAGAGGTGATTGCCCAATGTTAATGTTTGGATTTATAGATGAGTCTGCACCATAAAGATAAATGTTTCCAGCACCATCGGATTCTATAACAACACCAAAGAATCGGTTATCAGATGCGACAAGGCCAAAGCCATTTGTTAGCGTTGTGTAGGATGTCGGAGTTAAGTATGCTGAATCAAACCCAATTAACCTTGCTTGTATCACGCCAGATTGCAGGGCAAATTCAGCACCAAAACCCTTGATTGTTAGTCCATTTGCGCCTGCTGCTGGTGCGTCAACTGAATTTCCAGTTCCACCAAATACAATTCTGATAACAGAATTTGTGCTGCCAATGTACATCATCCCGCCTATTGAGAATCTAATTCTCTTTGAGTAATCAATCTTCCCCGCGCTTGCCGTCATTAGTGCTGCGGTTGGGTCGAAATATCCAACTTTCGCTGTTCCCGCAGCAGCAGACCCAGCGTTTATGCTTAAATTAAATCCAAGAGTATTGCCACCAGTAGCAGTAGCTCCAACTCCAGCACTCTTAAAATAAGAACCAGCGTTACCAACACGAAAAGCCCTTGTTCTTCCAGTGGAAAAAAGAAAGTTATCTATGTTGCTAGGATTCTTAACGAGAGGCATGGCCTAGATCCTAGCTTAGTTGCGTCACTTCAGCCGTTCCAGCCGTTGCAAAGATTCCGCCAATCAATCCAGTGTAGTTGAATGGGACTTCGTAGTAGTCTCCAGCACTTAGTCTGACCGTGAAAACTGATGTGCTTGCTGTTCCAGTGCCTAGAAGAACGTGGAGGTTGCCTGGGCCAGAATTGAAGATTGTGCATCCCAGCCTGCCTGTACTTGCCGTTGCAATCGTGCCGTAGCTTGTGGAGGTGAAGTCAGTAGATCCAGTTCCTCCAGTTGTGGCGTTTGGTAGTCGAATGCCATCGGCAACGTCAGCTTGGAGCGTTGTAACCAATGCCTCTAGCTCTGTTAGATTAGCGTTAATCGATAAACCAGTTCCGCCAGAAAGCGGACCAAGGCTCTCAATAATCGTGTTCCACTGGCGGCCCATTTTAGGACTCCTTAATCTTTGCGATTGTAGATTGCCATCGCACCGCCAGTTAACCGAACTTCGTCAATGTCACCGTAAACGGTCACACCAGCAGCGTAGGTTGCGGCGGTTGTAGCACCACTAATAACAAGGGTAGCTGTGGAAAGCGTAAGAGCAGTTACCGCATCGTAGCTTCCAGTATTCGTGGAAGCTGACGATGCAATAATTGTCCCACCATTACCAAGCGTAAGGCGAGATAAGAGTCGCATACAATTAGGTGTGCAATGCGATTCTGTAAGACGTACCGTTCAAGGTCACGTTCAAGGACGCAGGGGCTGTTGCAACTGTGTTAACAGTGCCACCGCTGGAGCTTGCCGTAAACTCAATTACGTTCTCAAAGGGCGTACTCACAATTCTTACAGTTTTATTCTTAGCCTTGATCGGGCTGCGAAATAACTCATTTGACATATTATTTTCTCCTTAAAGCAACACGTTTGATACTATCTGGCGTGTACTTACTTTTGAATCTACTGCCAAGCTTTTGTTCCTGGCGATAGTACCCCTTCATTAAGTTTGTTTGATTGACTCCCAGCGGGTTGTCGAGGGGTTCGCCAACCCCCACTAGGCTCAATCTTTGCGGGACGGTGAATCGTTTAAGGTAACGAGGGACAGAATCCCTTTCGGCCACAGCCTTTTCCAGTTCGACAACTTTCCCATTTCTGGTGTCCTCGTACTGGTAAACAGGCATTAGCTATAGTTTTCCTTATCCGACTCCTCGGCCATCTTCATCATACGGTCTTCTTCGGACTCTTCGGGTACAGCGGATTCTTCTTCAGATGCTTCGGCCATAGCGTTGTTTACACGCACCATAGCCACACCACCTTCGATTTTCTCCACTACACCTTCCAATTCCACCATGTCTCCAGCTTCTGGTGTGGCGTTTTCTTCGCCTTCACCTAGCTCGAACATAGAGATCGGCAATTTAACCAATCCTTCTTTCATAGCTGGTTTCTCCTTAGTGGAAGAGGCTGGGGAGGTTTTACCCTCCCCAGCTTTCCGAGGACCCATACCAATTACTAGCATGGTTCCCATTTAATTATTAGCTGTAGTTGGACTTCGCAACGATGACTCGGAAGAACCGAGGATCGAGTTGCTTGGCCGCGTAGAACGTCTTGAAGGACGCAACAACGCGCTGTCCATAAGGATCGCTCTTATCAGCAGCATCAAGGATCGTGACCTTCGGAGCGAAGGGCGAGCCAGAGGCGGCCAATGAGGACAAGCTAGGAACACCAAACGCGCCACCACCGAGGAGGACGTTTGCATAACCAGTGTTAACACCAGTTGTTCCTACGCTGTTTTCAGCGATACCAGAGGCGGAGGTATTGAAGGTCTGGACGTTGGTCGAAGAGATGACCGACACTCCAAACAATTTACCAGTCTCACCTTTGAAGATTTGGTCGGGAGCAGAGTAGCTCGAAACCTTCAACCAATCATCGTCCTGCTGTAGATCACGGATAACGGCAGGATGCGCGACAAGCGCGTAGCCGTCCTTGATCTTAGGAGCGCGGGCGATGAACAACGAAGTCGCACCATCGAGCAAGTCGGTGGCGGTCATTGCGCTGTTAGCAACTGACGAGGTAGCCCAGGTCGTGCCGTTCGTTGTGTTTTGAGCATAACGAGCGTAGGACTTGACTGCTACACCAGTACCAGTGCTGGTCGAGGAATCCTGCACCAACGCGCGGTGACAGAGTGTGTCAGCGTGGAGGGCGGCATCTTCGCCGAGTTGTTTGGTGGCCTGCGCCAAGTGCGAGAACAATTCGGTTGCGAGAACAACATCCGTTAGGATGATCTTGCTTCCGTACTGTACAAGCGTGGCTTCCACTGAGGACAACGTGAGATCACGCTCGTCACCAGAGGATGGGGTTGTTCCTTCCGACAAGGCGGAGATAGCAGTGATGCTAGGGTCGCCAAAGCGGAAAAACCTAATGGTTTTGTTTCCGCCAGTTTTGGTCGGGTAGGGGGCTTTCATTGCGAATTGCTCCATTTGGAGCAATGGGATTGCACGTTCCAATAACGCCTTCGAGAAGTACGTCTGGAACTGTGCGCTGACTGAACCAGTAGTTACCATATAATTAAGTATCCTTGTTTGTTATGACTACTCAACCTCTGTCAACTTCGCTTGCCATTTTCATCAATTCACGTTCTTGCTCATCGAGCGTTAGTTCGTGAAAAGCTTTAGTCTTGGCAGGACCTTTGGGTTGACCTGACGCTGGAGTAGTCGCTTTTCTGAGTTGAGAAAGTTCTTTCTCATACTCTGCAACCTTTTTCGACAAATCGGAGGCGGACTCCGCTTTAAGCTTAACCTTTGCAATCCCAACCGCATCCTTGATCCCCGCTGGGTAATTACGCAGAATAGCGTGGTTTTGCAACATTTCCGATACGGCTTTGTAGAGATTGCTGTTTGAGTCTTTAAGTTCTGGATTTGCTTCTACTTCCTCAAGCAAATTTTTATCCCAGGCAGACTTCATTTCAGTCTGCACCTTCTGCTCAAACGCCTTCTTATCCTCTACTTCAATCTCGCTGGCTTTGTTTTCAGCGAGTTTCGCAAGATCGTCACGGCCTTCATCACGGTAGCTTTTTGCCGCTTCCCTGTAATCTTCCGAGCTAAACTTGCGACTTCCTGTCTTTGTCTCGCCTTGAGGAGCTTCTGAAGTCTTCCTTGCCCTTTCAGCCTCGATCTGTTCGCGCTCTGCTTTGATTCTGGCTTTCTCGGCTCGGACATCTTCCCACTCCTTCTCAAGTCGTGACTTAGCCTTCTCGTAACGGGTAGGCTTCTTTTCGGAAGCCGACTCCGACTTGTCTTCTGAAGATTGCGTTGTTAAAGAACTTTTGGCTTCCTCGGATTTCTCCTTGGTCGCTGAAACCTCATCCGAGGCTTCTAGTTTTGTTTTTTCGGCTTCATCAGCAGGCGCGGGTGTCTGCTCGTTATCTCCGCTTGAATTTACCTCTGTTTCAGTTTCAACTTCTGGCTCATCCTTTGGGATTGTTTCCAATCCTGCATCGGCTGCCGCCGCAAGTTTCAACATATCCAGTTCAGTAACTTCCATTGAATCTGCCATTTTGACCCTTTCTTTACACTTTTCGGTAGGGAGTCATTCTACCTAAAGGTTAGTCGGCTACTGGTTCATCCGATCCATCCCCATAGCCTGGAATGGCGGAGTTAAGTTTTTGGGATGCGAGCGATTCTAAGGTCGCAACACACCCACGAAATCCTTTAGCATAACCACAAGCGTCTGCAAGTGCCTCTGATTTCTTCATCACAGCAGAGCCATTCTGACGCAGGGTTAGGTTAAGTAAAATAAGACTAAGGCGTTTTCCAGTTGGGGTTGACAAGAATCCTGTCCACGCCTTCTCGTCCTCATCCTCCCATTGTGGTTCGTTTACCCATTCTTGATCGCGAATGAACGCCAATGCTGCTTTTAGTTTTCTCATAGCTTTATTGCCCAAGAATCTCCTTGGAATAGCGTATAGTCCTTTTGTCCTATTTCCTCAAGTAAGGCCTTCTTGACTGACTGCCAACTCCAATCGTGACCAGCCATAATCCCACCTTCTTTAAGCTTTGGCCGCCAGCCTTTTAGGTCTGCAAGCACGCCTTCGTATCTGTGATCTCCGTCAATATAAACTAGGTCTAGCTCGCCATCCTTGAAGAATTCAAGTGCATCCAAACTTTTGCCTCTGCTATATAAAACATTCTTAAATGAAGATGCGCGCTCTTGGAATGCCTCAAAGACAAACTTCATGGGGCATTGCTGACTCGCCCTATCGTTAATATCGTAGCCGTTTAGCCAAGGATCTACGGCAAGAACATCCTTAAAATACTTTGCAAGAACTACCGTTCCCTCGCCGCTGTAAGAACCAATCTCAACCGCCCTACCAGTTGCACCCTGTTCGTTCGCCCACTCACACAGCTTTGCCAAGCCCTCCGCTTGGAGGGCATCGCGCATTACTGGTACTTTCATCAAGCAAATCTGGCAGATTGATTATTTCTTGTCGAGAAAGTTCTTGGTAGTTGTATTGCCTTGGGCTTTTGCGATCCCATACCAGCTACGGGCATTGTTTGGTTGGGAGTTGTGGTTGATGCTGTTTGTGTAGCCTGCATACCAGGTTGCATATTAGCAAAATTATTCATCGCGCCTTGGTTCAGAGTGTTGCTGTTTTGCATTCCTTGCTGGAGAAAGTTTTGGTAGTTCTGCATTTGCTGTTGCTGGCCTTGTGGATTTTGATATTGAGATGCCATTGCACCCTGTTGGCCTTGCGGTGGCTGAATCGGCATTAAGGTTGGCATATTTGTATTTGGATCTACTGGCATATAGCCTGCCCTATTTGGATCTACTTGGACATATCCTGCCGTTGAATTTGTTGATTGTTGGCCTACATCATCTATTCGCGTATCAAATTGACCCGCTTTGGCGCGGGCTGTCATGTCTGCAAGCATCTGGTCATATCTCTGTTGCGCCATAGCTGCATCAAAATTAGGATTACGCACTAAATCAAACGGTGCTGGAGCGGGTTTTCGTCTTAGCATTGGCCTAGGCGTTTGTTTCGGTGCTGCTTTTCTTCTGATTGCCATATTAAATTACCTGTGGTTGGGGTTGCTGTTGCATTGCTTCTGGAGGCAATTGTTGCCCCTGTTGTTGCATCTGAGCCTTACCTGCATCACGAAGCTGTTTCTGGATAGCGCGGGATGTGTTGGGGTCGATCTGTTCCAACGCCTGCAAGTGCTGTTGTAAGTGCGCCATTAGAACTTGCATTGCGCTCTGATCGACCTGCTGTTGTCGCTGTTGAGCCGCTTGGTTAAACGCGAAGAGAACGGATATATGCGCTTTGTGATCGTCGCTAGGCTTGATTGCGACGGGGAATCCAGTTGCAAGCATAGTCGCGATTTCAGTCGCTTGATCTTCAGCTTGATCGCCAGAGGCTGCGTTTGGATCTTGGAAGAGTCTGCGGACCAGCGAGGGATCGTCTTGTTCAAGCACTGACT